ATCCGGCGCCGCTGACATGGAGCAGCGCATCGCCAATATCAGCGCGGCAATGGGCACCGGCGCCGAAGAGACTGGCAAGCTCAAAGACCTGATCATGGACTTGGGGCTGGACCCGACGCTTAAGGTCAGCGCCACCGAAGCCTCCGACGCCATCATGGCGCTGGGCACGGCGGGCCTGACTACGCAGCAGATCCTAGACGGCGCCGCTAAATCGACGGTGTTGCTGGCCAATGCCACCGGCGCTGACTTTGGCAGTGCAGCCAACATTGCGACCGACGCAATGGCGCAGTTCGGCATCCAGGCCGGTGATATGCAATCGGCCATTGACGGCATTGTCGGTACGACTATCGCCAGCAAACTGGACATCGACGGTTACCGGCTCGCCATCGGGCAGGCGGGCGGTGTGGCCGCGGGTGTGGGCGTCGAGTTTGAGGACTTCAACACAACGCTGGCGGCCATCATTCCTCAGTTTGCGGGCGGCAGCGACGCGGGCACCGGTTTCAAAACGTTTCTCCAGACGCTGATCCCCAAAAGCAAAGACGCCGCCAAAGCGATGAAGGCGCTGGGGCTGATCACTGAGGATGGCGCCAATCAGTTCTTCGACGCCAACGGCAACATGAAGGACATGGCGAGTATTGCCGGCATCCTCAACACAGCGCTGGCCGGCTTATCTGACGAAGCCAGAAATAACGCACTGAGCACCATTTTCGGCACAGATGCGGCGCGCGCTGCACTGGGACTATCGAAATACACGGAAGAAACGTTCCGCGCCCTGGGCGCCACTATCGCATCTACCGACGCGCAAGAGCAAGCCAAGATTCGCATGGCCACCTTCAGCGGCGCGCTGGAAATCCTCGGCGGCACGTTCCAGACAATCAGCCTGATGATCGGCGATAAGTTCCTGCCCAAGCTCACTGACCTGGTTGGACGCTTCAACAGCTTTGTGAGTGGAATTGCACCGAAGGTCATCGAGTGGGCCGGCTTGTTCGCCGACAACCTGGGTGCATTGGTCGAGTATCTGATTGCCGTGGTGGATGACGGCGATGAGATGAATGACTGGCTGACCCACATGCACCCCAACCTGCAAAAGGTTGTGCTCGCCGTGGTCGATTTTGTGCGGGGGACACGCGACATGATTGCGGCCATCGGTGATTTCTTTCGCCCTATCACCGATCTGATTGCCAAGTACGTCAGTTGGAAGGACATCCTGCTCGTGGTGGCCGGCGTGATTGCCGCTATCGTCGTGCCTGCCATTGCGTCGTTCGTAACGGCAATGGCGCCCGTGATTGCCGTGGTTGCCGGCGCGATTGCCATCGTGGCGACACTGCGCAATGCCTGGGAAAGCAACTTTGGCGACATCCAGGGCAAAACCAAAACCGTGCTCGACTGGATTCAAAATCGGTTTGGGCCGCTGTTCACCGCCATTCAGGAATTCGGTGGCGGAGCATTGAAAGAGATCGTGGCGTGGGCCACCGGCAACGAGACCAGTTTCAAAAACGTTGGTGCCATTTGGGAGCAAACGAAGATTCTTGCCGGGCGCCTGTTCACCGACCTGACCAGCTTCGTCACAACCAACCTGCCCATCTGGGCCGCCAACCTCGCAAAGTGGGGAACGGCGGCCTGGCAATGGATTGTTACGGCCGGGCCGCTTGCACTGACCGAAATGGGCAAATTTCTAAGTTCCCTGATTGGCTTCATTGGTGCACGCCTGCCCGACTTTCTGGCGGCCATGTACAAATGGGCGACGGGATTGGTACAGTGGATTGTCGACGCCATTCCCAAGGCGTTCAAGGCGCTGAATGATTTCGTGTTTGGCATTACCACCGAAGGCAAAACCAACGGCAACAATGCTCTTTTGGAGATGGTTGGCAAGTGGGCGCGTACGCTTATCGAGTGGATTGTTAAGGACCTGATTCCCAAAGTCGGGCCGGAATTCCTGAAATTCAGCACGGCCATGCTGACGGCGCTGGGCAAAATCGCCACTGAGTTGCTCGCCTTTGGACTGAAGTTGGGCGTGTCCATCATTTTGGGCGTTGCGCAAGGACTTCTCGACATGGCCGGCATCAAGGTCAACCTGAACGGTCTGCGTGACACCATCTTCACGACCATCGATAGCTTCAAGCAGGGAGTTTACGACAAAACTGGGCAACTGGTTGCAAGAATCAAAGACGGCATCAATGCGTTTATGGCCGACCCACGCGGCGCTATGACCAACGGACTGAACGGAATTCGAGATCAGTTCAATGCGCTGTCGAATTCCTTCAATAATCACTTCTATGCCGTCGGCGGCGTGTTCATGCAGCGTATACGCGATGGCATCAACGCTTACGCACCGCAGGCACGAGACGCTATCAACAACGGCTTGACGGCCATCGGCAATTCATTCAACGCCAGGGTAGACGGTTCAGGCAGCCTGAAGGACCGCTTCTATACCGGCGCACGCGACATGACCTATCGCATCCGCGACGGCTTTAACGATTTCGCCGGCAATCCGGCGGCGGCCATCGAAGCGATGGGTCGAAGAATGGCCGATATTTTCAACACTGTTATGACGAATCTCAAAAACCACTTTGGCGCCGTGGCGGGCCAGTTGGGGCAGCGCATTGCAGAGGGATTGCTGAATTCCAATCCTGGAGCGGCTATCGACACAATCGGTCGAAGACTTGCCGATACATTCAATGGCGTCATGGACGGTTTCAAAAACCATGTGTACTCTGTGGCGATAGGGATCGGCAAAAGCATCGCCGACGGGTTGGGCCAGGGCCTCAACAATCAACTGAATGCACTGCGCAACACAATCAATCAATTCGCCAACAACATCCCGCAGTGGGTGAAGGACGCCCTCGGCATCCATTCGCCGTCCACTGTGTTTGCTGAGATCGGCAACAACATCATGGCAGGTCTTACACAGGGCATCCAAGAAATGGCGGCGCTGCCGCAGCTGGCGATGGCCGGCGCAACCGCGGGCATGGCCAGCACTGCATCTACGACCACCAACAACACGCGTGCCACTACCAACAATTTCGCCATCTCAGTCCCAACCGCAGGCAGCGGCGGGCTAGATGACCAAAGCTATTCTGTCGTGAGCACGCTGCAACGACTGTACGGGTGACTCAGGAGATTCCATGTCAAGTGCACCAACCGACTTCATCACGAACTTGCAGGTAATCGCAGAGGACGGCATCACCTACCAGCTGTACGGCGGAGCGCCGGCGCGCTTCATTGCGTTGGACGGCGTTGGCATTCCTCCTCTGCGGCGCATCCTACAGAAATCGCCGACCCAGCACGGGGCGACCGACAAGGGGTTCCGTCTGGAGCCGCGACGCATGACGTTGACGCTGTACCTGGATGCCGATACGACGCTACAGGCCGACGCGTATCGCGACACGTTGACCAATATCTTCGCGCCAACCAATGACCCGCTGAAATTGGACATCACTAAAAAAGACGGTTCCGTTCGCCGGATTGACTGCTACCTGGACGGGCAGATCGATTACCCGATGTCGAGCCGGGTCGGCGCCAGTCATGCGGTGGTCATCCCACTCTCGGCGCCGGAGCCGGCATTTTACAATCAGACACAGGTGGTGACAGAGGTTATGATGCCAACATCACCGGCTGAAATTGCAATAACAATGACAGGTTGCACCTGGGATGATTGGCCGGTCTTCGACATCACTGGACCGGTCACTAATTTTCAAATTGCCCATCAGGCTGGGACGACAGCTATCGAAGCATTGAAGCTAATTTCAAGTATTCCTGACGGAGAGGTATGGGAACTCGATTTTCGACCGCACTATAAATTTATCTGGAAGAAATCAACAGGGGCTAGCCGAATGCAATATATTGACACTACGACTATCAGTGCATTTGCGACCCTGCGCGTTCTGTCGGACAAAGCCACAAAAGCAATTGACACGGCGGCCACAAGTAACCGCTTTATTTTCACTGGAACCGGATTAAGTGCGGCAACAAAAGTTACCATGTACCACTACAAAAGGTTTCTTTCGCTGTGAGCGTCAAAATTAAAGAATTTCTGTATCAGGTGAGAGTATACAATTTCACCAACAATCAAATTATGGGAGTATACGACGACCTGGTCGAAGTATCCTACCGCAAGCAATGCAACAAGATCGGCATGGCAGTATTGACCGTGCCGGAAGGTCATGCAATTTTAGATTTACTGGCTGACGATGTAACAATCGGCATCTATATTGCTTATCCGAATGAAACATCGCTAGCGTGGGTACTCGATTATGAAGGTCAATACCGGGATCGACAAATCACCACTGATAATGATGGAAACGTTTACTATTTGCTTTTTTTTCCTAGTATGATGGAGATCTTGTCGCGCTATATCGTGGCGTGGCCCAGTGGCGTAACTGATCGGTCAGATTTTTCTGGCCATGAATTGGCCGAAATAGTCAATCTAGTCATCAAATACAATTGCAGCACCTTTGCCACGACAACCAACGGACGATTACGCACAGCAACTGTCATTCGTAGCCTGTACATAGGTTATCCTGTCACTGGTTCGCCAGTGATTAGTTATTCAGTCTCAGGTCGCAATGTTTTAGAGTTATTACAGGAGTGGGCGTCGCTTTGCAATTTTGATTTTGATATCATTGGCTATCCTGGCCGACCAGGGGATTACTATGTAAAGCAGTACTCCGGCCAGCTGGGGACAGACCGATCTACAGATGTTGTTTTTGATCTGGCGCTTGATAACTTAAACGGCGCCAATATGCTTGGCGACCGGCTGCGTGAGAAGACGAAGGCGATTGTCGGTGGCTCGGGTACGGGCGCAGCTAGAACATATGCACTGCGCACCGGAGACAACAGCAGTGCAACCAACGAATATGAAGTGTTTGTGGACGCATCTACCGAAACTGTTACTGCCAATTTGGAAGCAATCGGCGATGCTCGCCTGGGCGAATTAAAGGCGACTGCGAAAATCAATGCAAGTGTGGTTTCTAGCTGGCGTTATGTGTATGGGCAAAGTTACTTTCACGGCGACCTGGTTACGGTGCAAATAGGCGATGTCAGTGTAGTGCGCAAGATCGACGCGGTTGACGTAAGTTTCTCGCAGAACCAGCACACTGATATTCGTTTGGAATTTGCCAACCCATGAAGCTCAATCTTGCGCCAGAGTCAGACCTGACCCGACCGGAGATGGAGAACATCAAGCTCCGGCTGCACCGCGTTGAAACCAAAGAGATCAGCACCGTCACGCTGGGCGCCATCGCCAATAGTCTGCTCACCACGCGCGGCGACATTATCGTGCGCAATGCCACCGTCCCCGAACGGTTGGCGCTGACTGTGCCAGCAAGCCCGACGATAAACTTTCTGGGCGTGGCAAACGGTGAAGTGCAGCCGACATGGAAAAGCGCCAGCGCTGCTGGCGCGGCGGACGCGCATTTGGTGCAGACGGACGCGAGCGGATACACGAGAGTAGTACGGATTGGGATCGGAACTAATCCAGATTATTTGGTGGATTCATATCAAAACGACAATAGCGCTGTGCGCATAAGTATCAAAAATGCCAGCGCAGGCGCGTCTGCTCAATCACTTTTCCAGGCACTAAACGACGCAGACCAGGGCTTTCAGGCTGGAATTGTCAGTAGCGGCTACACCGGAAATGCATTCTATCCGGCAGGCACGATATATTTTCAGGCAAATTCTGGCCCGCTTTTGATTCATTCAATTGGCAATGACTCCATCAGATTTGGGGTGGCCTCTCAGGAGTGGTTGCGAGTGGACAACAATGGCGCCATATGTTACGGACGCATGGAATTTAACGAAATGACGCCTCCCGCCGCGGGCGCAGCGAACACGGCGAAATTATTTGCGCAAGACAACGGCAGCGGAAAAACACAATTGGCGGTGCGCTTTGCCAGTGGCGCAATTCAGGTTTTGGCGACGGAGCCATAATGAACATTTATCAAGATGCACTGGGCGCATGGATTTTTTTCGACGGAACAACCAAATATAAGTTTGACAGCGAGCAGGAGGCTCGGCAATTCATGGCAAAACTAGACACGGCAAAGGCCATCGTCAAGGCGGTGCAATCGCTGGCGACGGCAACGGACAGCGCCGGCGATCTGGAAGCAGAATACTTCGATGCAGCGGGCGCGGGGTGGGTTGACGCAGACGTGGCAGCGCTGGGCATTACGG